ATAGAATTCATTGTTGGGAGTATAAGTAACACCGAACTGTTTCAGGGAACTCAAGTCCGGCTCTTCGGTCAACAAACCATCCACTTTAGGATACCTGTTTTTTATGTTCTGCAATTCCGTCGGCAACTCTTGTGTGATAAGAGTTTCTGGGGAAATATTAAATTGGATTATGAGATGGGGGTAGAGTGAATTTAAATCAAAATTGACAACCCAATCATGAGCTCCAAGGATTGGGTCTTTAACAAATGCACCCTCAAATTCGGATGTTTTGTGTGTAGAATGTTTTGGTGGAATAACAATACCCTTGCGAAGAAGATGATTAAAAATCAGAGTGTCCCACATACGAACTTGTCCGAAACAATTTCCGTAGTTGACTTTACAAAGATATGCAAGAGAAACAATCATCTCAAGCAGTTTCAGTTTACCCTCAAGACGTTCTACCAACTCCACATCTTTGATGTTGTATTCAATGAATTTCTGATAGTCATTCTTGTAAAGTAGATGCAACGTGCCTTGTTCAGAGTAGTCAAGTTTGCGCTCTCCTAGTTCTACGCTTGCAATATGGTCCAGACGATAAGATTCTTGTGGAGAGTAGATGAATTTGCGATACATCAACAAATAGTCAAGCGTTTCAACACCTACAATTTCATAAGCCTGGAGTTCTTTACCACCCATTCCAAACAACGTGTACTCATTGATTTTTCTCCACGGAGACAACAAACGATATGGATTTTTGGTATTTTTTTTAAAAAGACGTTTTGCACGATTGACAAGGTAAGGTATGTCAAATGTCTCTACGTTCCATCCTGTGAGAACATCTGGTGATTCTTTGTCCCAAATTTCAAAGAACTTTTCCAACATGACTCGTTCACTCTCAAAACGAAAATAGAAAACATCGTCCCTGTCATAGACAAACTCATCGGTGCCAAAGACATAAACTTTTTTGTCAATCTTGAGTGTGATAGCTGTAACTTGTTCGTTTGCGGTTTCTATGTTTGGAAACCCTTGTTCCGAACTAGTTTCTATATCTAGGTAAGCAATACGAATTTGTGAGAAGTCGTATTCAATATGTTCTTCTGGAAAGTGTTCTGCAAGAAAAGAGAACTCAAACTTGGTATTTCCATGAATCTCAAAGTTCTCAACTTCTTTGTACTTGCGTATAAATTCACGACACTCTTTGATGTTACCTGGGCGTATTTCACCCATAAGTTGACCATCAAGTGTTTTGAATTTACCTTGATTATTTCTGGCAGGAATGTAAAGAGGCGGGTGATACTCTATACGATCTTTAAACCGACTACCATCGCCAGAGACACCTCTGAATAGAATATGATTTCCGATACATACAACATTTGTGTAAAAACTCATTATTTGTCTAGGTTTAAGATTCTAACATAATCCACTTTTAACTCATCTAATCTAGTATAACACAATAGAATCTGTTTGTCAATCCAATTCTTTTTAGTATTGAACTGTCCCAACAAAAACAAAATTTGTAAATAACTCAACCAAATATACTTCATAATCTCCTTTCGTAATTACGAGAGAAGACCATCTTTATATTGAGTTTTTCCGTTCACTCTCAATGCCGTCATTGCTTTATTACGATTACTTCCATCTTTTCTATACGAACAATGCACCCATCCACTATGTGGATCTTTTCCATCATAAAACTCAAGAATAAGCTGGTCAAAATCTAAATTGGCCTCAATCCAGTGTGCAATGTCTGGATTAGATATTCTGGAAGATTCAAAATCCGCCGCTTCTCCATTACAATGCTGGCTCTTCCCTGACCCACCAACTGCTTTGTTTAGTGCAGGGCCACGATAACCACTATTGATGCGAATAGGACCAAATTCCTCTCTCAATGGTTGTAGAACGTGATTGCAGAGATTCACTAAATTAATAACGTGTTCCATTGTCGGCGTATTAACAAGTCCCAATCTCTCTGCTGTAGAACTTTTCGTCATTTCCGTCAATGCAAAATTTTTTGTAAGATAAATTGACATATTTTTCCTAATCTTGTATGACTTCTATTGTTCTAGAATTTGGATCAAATCTAACTTTCAGATCAATTTCAATTGGAAGAAATTGTCCGTCTTTCATAGGAACTGGTAGTTTTCCTTCTGCTGCAGCCTGAAGTGCTTCTGTTGCAGATTGGTGTGGATGGTTTGTATCATCCGCTATGATTTTGTCAAGTTCTTCTTTCGCATCATCTGGTAACAAATCATCTAACATTTTATCAACATGATCTTTTGCTAGGGTTTGAGCTTTATCAACTATCAACCCAGATACAACATTAAATAACATTCCTGCCAATGGTAACATATAATTCCCCTCTCAATTAGTTAAAAAATAAAAAAATACCCCATCAAAGTATATATCTCTTTGATGGGGTTTAGAGGATTACTTATCCTTGTGATCAATCACTTTTGAATGATTTTTGATTGGGATAAGCCGAGGTTTCTTTTCCTCTGGAATCACTTTTTCAAGTGAAATATTCAGAAGACCATTTTGGAATTCTGCTCCCTTTACAACCATATCGTCTGAAAGGGACCACATACGAGAAAATGACCTTCTCGCAATTCCACGATGAACATATTTCTTTTCATCTGGATTTTTGTCTTCTGTTGAACGAACAGTAAGCGTACCATCCGCTACTTCAACTTCAATATCATCTTCGGAAAACCCTGCAAGGGCTATTTCAATGATATAATTATAATCATCCACTTTATGAATATTGTAAGGTGGATAACTTTCTTGTTGTGAAGTTGGAAATGACATCAGACGATTGAACATAGAGTCAAACCCTACGGAAAGTCCCAAGAACTTTTCCAAGTCGCCTGCTGTGAAATGTGAATGTCGTGCTAATTGTACCATATTACCTCCTTATAAAGCAAGGTTGGTTGTAAGAAGATTCGTCCCGAAGCACACGGCAACGAATCGGTGAAGAGAGGTTTCCACAATTGGACAACCTCAAAAAAACTATTTATGCAGCCTCAGTAAGAAAAGATGAAATAGGAACAATATTGACTCTTTCTGAACTATGGTTAAGTATCTTTTTGTAATCCTCTTTACAATTAAACTTGATGCCTTTGTGTTCAAGTTTAGTTTTTATTTTGTGGTGATTCTTATTAATTAAGAAACGATTTTCCAAAGTATCTTCTCCCCCATCCTCTAATCGTATAAGATGGTCAAGTTCATAGTCACTAGAATTTAATACATCAATAATATCCATTTTGTTTCCATCAACTGGATTAATACCTTTCTGTCTTTCAAAAGAATCAAATCTATCTTTAATTGTAATTGTACCTCTTTTACTACTAGTCCTTGGTTTAATAAAAGATTGCGCTTTTTTATTTGAAAGAAAATCTTTCAACGCAATATTCAACATTGTATTCATCATTGATTCATCAGAAAGAGATGTTGCTGACGAATATGCATATTGTTTTCCATTTTTGTTATCATAAACTATAGTAGTTTTATCTCTTCTTCTTGCAATTTCTTGTTCATAGAAAATTCCAAATGCGTCAGTAATATTTGAAATTTTGTATTTTGGTAATATTAGTGAAAGAATTTGAAACCAAGTAAAATCTTGTCTTGTTCCCCACTCCTTTAGTTTTTTATTTTTTTTATCTTGGGGATACGAACTCATATTTGCTCTTAATATGGTTTCAAATAAATCATTGTTCTTATAATCCTTTTCATGTTCCGAATCATCTTTATACATATAATTATTAGTTTGATAGTCGAAAAAATTTCCTTTATCAAACCCATCAATACGAATGATACTCTTTGGTTTTCTACTAACGTACCAATCATTCTTCTCAACTATGTTTTGATCAACATCTTTTCTAGTATTGTTTAACCCGACCTTAACATAGTACTTCTCAAACTCTTTTCCCCATTCACGTATTTTATTAGCTATAGGAACATCAAATGCTTGTCTAAACTCTTGTGGATTCTGTGTCACACCGGCATTTACTACATTGAATAGAAGGTGAGCTTGTTTTTTTGTACATCCTAAAATTTTTATAATTGGAATAATTTGGTTTTTCAAAGCAGTTTGAAGTTCCAAATCAAGTTCCCTGAACAACTTCGGGGATTGTCCAAGATTCATTTCCCAAGATTTGTCTGCATCCAACCATCCTGACACAAAACTAGTTTTTGTATGATCAGTATAAGGATAATGCGGATATTTAATATTTCCGTTTTCATCCAGTGTATATTCATCAGTTTTATACAAAAGATACTCAAATATACCAGTATCGACTGCAAACTCATTATTAATATACCTAACATATGACCACGTTTTTTGTTGACCATCGTTATTAATATACCTAACATATGACCACGTTTTTTGTTGACCATCGTTGTTGAGGTTAGAATAATTATCATCAACAAAACCTTCAAAAAACTTTACATCTTCGATTTTTCCATAAGTCCTATTCCATTCTCTGCAAGCATAAGTATCAAGTAATAATATAGCACTCACATTCATACCAGATAATACAGAACACATGAAATTCTTTTTTTGAGTCAATTGCCAAACTTCATCTCTTTGTATGTTTTCTGGATAAGCAATTCTATTATTGACATGAAGATGAAGTAACTCTTCAATTCTCATTGTCTCAAATTTTCTTTTCATAGTGTATTGTTTGTGTTTCAATCTCATTTCATTTCCTTATTGATTGTTTAAGATAATTATATCACATTCTACGAAAGTGTCAAGGCTTTTTTATTCTTTTCCATCCGAACCGAATGGTAAATGCGAGTCCTCAAAGGCAGGGTAGTCCTAATCTGGGTGTGATTAGATTTGTAATTACCCAGATAGGATAAAGGCTCAATGCAATCCAAAACCATTCCATCATGTAACTTTCAATCTATCAATTACTCTCTGAGATGCAGGAACAGTTACACTACTTCCCAAAGTTGCAGTATCACCAGATAGAGTAATTGGAGCGCCAGATGCTGTTCCTGTTGCACCTGTTATCTTATCTACGTTTAAACGACTCATTTCTTTCCTGTTGAACCAAACCCACCATCACGCTCTGTTTTGCGTTCTGGTCTTTCAGAAACCTCTTCTAAAACGTGAGGTTGGTCTTTGACTAATTCTGCCTGACAAATTCTTTCTTCATGATTGATGTACTT